ATACGGGCTGACTCATACCACATCTCAGCCCCTCGGTTCCCATAGTGTCTATCGTCATAAGCCTTAGAACCATTGTTTACCCTATTAACGGCCCAGCCAGCTTCAGCCAGAGCGTCACACATAGGTATGCCAAGACCTCCAGCGTCAGCGTATATATAGCTGGGGTCTAGGTCTGACTTCTTGAACTCCATAATAAACCTACCCACAGAGTCCATAGTGTTACGCTCCTTCCAGCATTTCAGCGGTAGAATCTCATTACCCTCACGGATACATAGCACATTCTCGTCACCGCCAGCAGCGAAGTCACAGAAGGCTACACGCTGGCCTGTCCTTTTCTGCGGTGGATTCTGATAACAGAACTGTAGGGTGTTATACGGTATAACCAGATTCTCAGAGCCCAAGTCCATGAACTCCCCGTATATCATAGACCGAATCAACGGATGCTCTATACCCCACTTCTCTGTCTGCTCATCAATCCACGACTGCGGTATATGTGGACAGTCAAATGCAGTCACGCTATGAGTTTTCCAGAAACTAGCCTCTTTCGTGAACGCTTTGTAGAACGCACCCTGCGGGCCGCCGGGACTTGACATCACTAACAGTCTGCTTGGTTGGCAGCGGGCGATAGCTTCATATATGGAATCAGGCACAGTCTTAGCCTCATCAACTATCATCAGCAGGTTATCTGTCGGCCCCTGTCTGTGCCAGCCCTCAAACTTACCCGCATCATTCGTACTAAACCCAATCGCCCTGCTGCCATTGCTGAACTCTAGCTCGTTACTAGTCACTCTCCAGCCATCCCCTAGGTTCGCAATGTACTTACGCAGGTTCGGCCATAGCTGATCTTCCACCTGACGCCATACCCCAGCCGTTGTAATGGTCAAACTCTGCGGGAATCTTATCATGTGCCACAGAACCGCGCTTGCTGCGACGAGAGAGGTCTTTCCTGAGCCGTTTGCGGCCTTCATGGCTACACGGGCCTCCTTGAAATTAAGATCGCTTAGAACGCGTTTCTGCCACTCATACGCCTTTAGCCCTAGGAATAGCTCCGGAAAGTTCTCCAGTTGGGCTGCTCTCTCCACGATTGTACGCTTTGTGAGCTTCTTTTCGCCCTTTTTGGCTACCTTAGACTGTACAGCATTGGTGATTTTACGGGAAACTTTGGTACTTCTCAGGGGTTTCTTTAACTTTAGGGCCACTTTTTTGGTGCTCCGATAATTTGAGGTGGGTAGATATTAACTATACCGTGGCGTTGGGGGTGGTATCCCCCCGTGGTGTCACCCGTTCGGGCGCGGATTGGAGTGCTTTTAACAGTTCCGGCGACACCGTTCCCTGCGTCTCCGATTTAATTTCCTGTCGATCCGTTTTATTCCATTGACCGTGGCGGCGTTCGAGGATCGCAATGGCTAATTTCCCATCACGTTGGGACGCGGCAGTGGCAAGGGCGACAAGGTGGTGTTCATGGTCAGCCGTGGCCTTGTCTATCCGCAATTTCAGAGCGGGATACATACGCACCCATTTCTCAACCTGCGGCACGGATAACTCCACAAATTTCGCAGCGGATTGAACGGAAAGTCCCTCGCGGATCACATCGCAAAGCTGGTCGATCTTTTCCTCGGGAACGGGCGGGAGTTTGGTTGGTTCGGCGATTTTAGGCATCTGGGGATTTATTTCAGTTGGTGGCGTATGTATATGTGTAGAGGGACAGGGAGTCAACTCCAAACCTCGGATGCAGTCGCGTCGACAAGCGTGGCGGGTCATCTCCTCGCATTGCGGGACACTCAAGTCCATCCTGAAGCGAGGCAGCGTGTAGGTTTCCACGAAAAAATTATTAGTTGAAACAGAGAGCCACCTCGGTGGGCGCGTCATATCAGGCGTGCGCGGCGTGGAGCGGGTCAGGGAATCAATAACCTGATCGCAGCTAAGAAACGCCACTCGCCTCTCATCTGGGTCACTGGCCTTAATCTAATCAAGAAAAAGGAAAACCAATGATGACAGAACAAATCAACCTGAACGGAATAGAAACACCAAAAGCAACAGCCAAGCCGAAAGCTCCAAGCAAGACGGCGATCAAGAAAGCAAAGAAAGAAGCAGACAAGAAAAAGGCAGCAGAAGAGTTGCAGATTCAGTTAAACCTCAGACAAGAAGAGGTAAATCGCTGGCATCGTAACAATGAATACTCACCTTGGCCTGAGTATCCGCAAGGAAAGCGCAAGGAAAACGGTGAGATCAAGGAATACATCCAGCGAATCAAGCGTAAGTAAGTAAAAAACCAATCCGGTCAGTGATCCAGATGAGAGGTTGAACACCTTTCTTCAAGGCATCGGTGAGCCTCAATCACCATAACAAACTAATAAGAGAGTAGATACTATGGAAAAAGTAACTAAGAAATCAGTCCGTAAGGCAGAGTTGTTCTTCGATCCCAAGCTAAATAGCAAAGGTGAGGCGAGCGGCGATGGCTTAGGTTTACACACTGCATCACTTCGTGGTCTAGAAAAGGACACCTTAACTAAGGCTCTGAATGGTGCAAAGATAAACAATGTAGTCATGCGCGAGGTCGCTTACAAGTGGCACAATCCTGACCACAAGATGAAGCTAGATATTCTTGCGTCTAAGGGTGCAGAATGGATAGCTGACCCAAGTCAGGAGAGCCAAGCCGATGCGGTTAAAGAGGTTAAGTTAATCCCTAACAACTACCGCAATGCTGCTAAGATGATGGACTTGGAACACCGCAAGATCACTCCAGATGCAGACGGAAACGTAGCTGAACTGGTTGACTTGCTGGACAAGAACAAGAATGTAGTCATTGACCCCAAGACAGGACAGCCAAAGCAGGTCTGGAATAAGGCTGGCAAAACGCTGTTCTCATCTAAGGAACGTGAAGCATTCTTCAATCTAGCGCACCGCTGCATCGAGTTAATGCCTGAGCTAGAAGGACAACACGGCGAACTGAGAGAGGACTTCATTGCCGAGGGTGGCCGTACAGTCACCACGAAGGTAACGAAAGGCTCGATGGTTCAGACGTTAGTCAAGCCACGCAAGGGAGCAACACCAGCCAAGTCGTTCGACATTCAGGGAACTGAATACTCATCGGCTGAACTGGAGCGTCTCGCTGCTGAAGGACTGATCCAAATCAATCAGCAGAACTAATTAGTAAACCAAGAGAGGGTCGGGAAGTAACATTCTCGGCTCTCTCTTTTTATTTCAAACCAAAGGAAGGAGGATAATCCCGTGAGCATAGAGAGACTTGAGAAGATTAAAGAAGAAATCAAGCAGAGCAATGAGGCTAGAATAGAGAAGGAGACGCAAGGCATGGTAGCAGCAGCCTGTTTCACTCTAATGCTAGTTGTCTGCACAATCCTGATCGTTATAGGAGCATTCAAATGAGCCAAGATCAGCACATAACCGAGCTACTCTGCAAGATTCAGGTGCTAGAGAAGAATCTGCAATCATCCAGCAGGTGTAGCGTTAAGATGTATAGAAGTCTAGGTGAACGCATAGAAAATATAGAGCAGTTCATCAACCTAAGATACAGTTCAGAAGAACCCCTCAGTGAGAAGGAAAAGGACTTAATGGAGGGACAATTCCAATTATTTAAGGAGGACTAAGCAATGAATCCAGAGAGAGATATGAAGTTAGTAGGTAAAGTATGTAAGCTAGAGAAGGATATGGTAGACACAAACATAGGCATGAGCATGGTTGTCGAGCGGATGGAGAAGGAGTTTCTAGCCATGAAACAATCCTTTGACCACATTAGGAGAGAAGAGAAGCTGATAAGAAAGCGGCTCACCTTGCTAGAGGAGGAGGTAAAAGCTGGTAGAGTGGAGACGGATTCCCAAAACACTGTCTCCAGTTATCTCCAGACATCTCCACAATACTCACAAGAGAATAGAATAGAATAGAATAGAATAGATTAGATTATATATCTATATAGTGTAAGGAGCTTTGAGCATATAAGGGAATGATGCTACGGGAGAGCCGTAGATATGCTGTCTAGAGGGTTAGGTTTTTGCCCTTTGTCATTGGCGCATCTTGAAACAAACCTTATATGCTCTCTCAATCTCGCGCTCCTGTCCGCCCTGCGACTCCTTTCAAATAAAAAAATGCAGGTATCTAATCGGGCAGGAGACAATTTCAAACCAAACAAGTAACCAAAGGAAACGTATGCAAATACTAATGATGGGCGGCGAGGATGTTAAGTCCTTCCCTGCCAAGTCAAAAGAGTGTCCGTTAAGGGCATTGATAGAAGCCACGATGGATTCACCGGAACTCAGCCCTATTCTGGTAACAGAGATAACAACAAGAGAGGGCAAGAAGCGGCTCAGGTCTGTGTACTCAGATGATTCAGTCGTTAAGGTAACAAACGAAATACTAGACGAAAGGTATAACAATGACCAAGAGAACACCTGATCAAATAAGAGATGAGGCCATCCATTTATTCACTGTGAAAGCCTACACAAAGTTTAACTGTGGACAGGATGAGCACGGAGGAAACCTAGATATAAGGGTTAAGTTCAAGGACATAGAAGATGAGATCATTGACATGTGGTTTTATGTTCAATCTACGAAGACTAAGTACCAACGCCAGCAAGTAAAACTAAAGGAAGCTCTGGCCGAGATTGATTCACTGAAAGAGGAGTTAAGCAAGAGATGAAAATTATAGGCAAACTAGTTAAGGATGACGTAGGGATTCAAGACCCTTACAGTAATCACATAAAATCTAATGGAGAAGCTCGCTATGACGTAGTGATAACTGATGGAGACTCGGTGTGCTACTACCCATTGATGATGAGTATGACTGACTGCTGTAAGGAGATGGAGACTAAGCACGGAGTTAACCCGCTAGATATTAAGTTTGAAAAGACTTCCTATTGGTTGGGTATAGAAGCAAGGCGTGAAAGATACGAAAAGAAAGAGGCATACAAGCTAGCAGAAAAAGAAAGAGAGCTACGGCATGATGCATGGGCGGAAGTTTTGGAAAGCGGTGATCTACGATTTGCCAACACCCAAGAGGAAGCAGATAAAATATTCAATATGCACTTGGGTAGGCTGAGATTATACAGGGCTGGGAAAAGGCAAAAGAATTACTCGTATGGTTTAAAATGGAGGATGTCGCTAGGCTTTAGGTAGCTTTTAGGCTACTGCAACACCGTTCATGGCTGGCTGTTACTGCAGGGCTAGTCGTGGGCGGTATGCAGTTGCTTGATAGTATCAGGTAACTCAACTAGAACAATGGAAGATACAAAAGAAACCAAGATGGCTCACGACTTCAGGGTTGTGAGTGGAAATGCAATGTACCCCAGCGGCCCACAAGAAGGGCGTCCGATTGAGGGTTACAAAGCAATATACAGGGAGGACAATGGCTTATGTTTAGGTCAGCACTCAGATGACTACGGTATTGTACAATACCCAGACCTCAAGGAGTGTGTAGACAATGCCATCGAGTTCTACCTAGGAGAGAAAAACATGAACGATGTCGGACTCACGTTCCAATCGCAGACGTTCCCATCTCAGCGAGGTAAAAATGATGGAGGCAAATGCATTATGAACTGGAGTCTGCCAATGTTCCAAGAGACGGAGGTAAAGACAGGCGACATACTAGCATGGGATATTCGCCTCAAGAGCAGCCATGATGGTAGCTGGTCTGTCGAACCTGAAACTGGTGTTACCCGTGTGGCTTGCATGAATGGCTGGACAACACGGTCAGTAGTCAAGCGAGCTACTCAAAGGCACACCAAACACATCAACATAGAAACCATAGTCAAGGCACTGAACAATTCGTTAGAGGATTTCCGTATGGGAGTCAACGAGTACGGGTTTATGTTCAGAGACTTACGCACTCAAGTTACCTGCCAAGAAGGTCTTAACATGATTGAGAACCTTTTCGGTCACGGCAGAAAGAGCACACGCGAGGCAGTCCAAAGCATCTGGGCGCAGCCGACACGGTGGAATAACATACCGGATGAAAGACATCCATTAGAGGGTAAGACTTGGCACAACCACTACCACGATAACAACAGGATTGTTACTCTGGATGAGGGTACTAGCAGAGAGGAAGCATGGAAGTTCCCGCAGCGCACAGATCAGGAAGCCACCGCTGCTGTTGGTGATCTATTCAACTGCGTCACGCAGCACCTAACACATGAGGATGGATCACTGGTCAAGCGGTCAGTAGAAACCCAGCGTGTACTCAAGGAACTGATTGACTTCTGTGCCAGAGAGGATGACAAGTTCAAGGACATCAAGCTCACTGGTCAGCGTGTTACCAAGCGCAAGTCAAACAAGACACCTAAGAGTGGTATCACTGGGTACGCCGTGAGAGAGCACCGACCTCTTGCTGCTACACAGGAGACAATCAACAACTAAAAGAAATGGAGGGGCAGGGGGCTGATGCCTAATTTCCCTGCCCCTCCTTTGACGTTACGAGCGAGGAGTCGTGAGAGTTGTAATGACTGAGAGGAGGTTAATCAAATGAAAGATACTAGTCAAATATCACAGGTTATGCCCTACCGAGTTGAACCCATGCAAGTGAAGTTTATGGAACAAGATATACCTGACTACTACAAGTATCGTGTGGTAACAGTTAGTGGCAATCCCGCTGGGCCAAGGTTGCTAAAGAGTAACCCGCCGCCTTATGTTAAAAGCTGGGGGCCGTTCGATACATGGGAGGAAGCTGAGTCTTTGATGGACTTACTTACTACCCACACCAAGAAAGCAGAAGAAACAAAATTCAAGAGGAGGAAGAGGAGATGAAAAACATAGAAGCATTGGATTGGGTTCTGGAGCTAGCTAAGGCACACCCTACTAGGGAGTTACAAGACTATGAGAAAGAAGCCATCAGTCAGATGGAGGACTACAGAAATCATATAATGGAGGACGAGTAATGCACTTAATAAACATCACCAATGTAAAGAAGGAGGCAATAGAAACATCTAAGAGATTCAAGGGTGGCAAGTTTACTATGGTATCCAAAGAGTTTCTTAACGAGGTTGAGGAGGATGTTAGGTTGCTGGTGTACAAGAAGGTTATGGCTCACCCAAGTAAGGGCAAGACATTGCGAGCACTTCGTGGTTGACTTGTAAGTACAGGCGTACATATAATGCGCCCGTGCCAATCAAGATCACTAAGAAGGACAAGTACAAGGACGGTAAGAGACTCCGTTCCTATCGACTATCAGACGCAACAGTCGGAAGGCTGGATGAACTAGCTAATTCTACGGGTAAGTCCAAGACTGAAGTAGTTGAAGAACTCATTCATCTCGCGGAGGTAGACGATGAACTCGAAACAGAAGGGAGCTAGAGGCGAGAGGCTATGGCGTGATGTCATACGCTCTCATGGATTCGATGCAATCCGAGGGTGTCAGAACGCTGGCCGATTCGCAGGAGGGCAGGAGGCTCCCGACGTAATAACAAACCTGCCTTTCCACTTTGAAGTTAAGTTCGTAGAGAAACTCAATGTGTCTAACGCAATGGCTCAGGCTAAGAATGATTGTGATGGCAAGCCACCGTTAGTAGCACACAAGAAATCTAGAGAGAACTGGTTGGTTACAATGGAGTCCGACCTTTTCTTTCAACTAGTACGGGGCGAAATCCCCATTAACCAAGAAGGAAAATAAGTATGAGCGAAGAGAACCAAGAGAGTGTTCCCGTTACTGCGGAACAGCAAATAAATGCACTGAACAAGGTCATTGAGGAGATGGCCGAACACATGGAAGAACTGCAAGCCAAGCTGAAGAGCAAGGAAGATTGGTCAATATCAAGCCCTAGCATTAAGGGTGTGGCGTTGGCCTTATCGAAAGCGCAGCCGGAATGGGCTGATGGTGTTGTGGAGACAGGTAGGAACCCGCACTTCAAGAGACCTGACGGTACGCCTAGCACGTTTCAGCAGCTTGGTGATTTAGTTGCCAAGGCTGGGCCTATCCTAGCTAAGAACGGGCTGGCAGTAACCCAAAAGACAGTACCCAAGGAGACGAGTGCTGGTGTTAGAATGTTCCTAGTCACAACAATACTGCATGGGTCAACTGACACTTGGCTTAGGGGCTACTGGCCTATGTCACCTGACAGAAAGGGGCAACAGGCACTAGCCAGTGAGCACACATACTCAAAGCGTCAAGGCTATGGCGGTATGCTAGTTATACCACCAGCCGAAGATGACGATGGTGAAGCTTCAGAGGGGAGAGGTAAGTAGTGGCTAAGGGCGCGTCCTCCAAACCAGAACACGGGGGGCGCGTCCCTACCATACGAGAATGCGATGAGTTTAATCGTGCCTTTAACAAGTGGTACAAGAAACGATTCGGAGGAACTTATGGGTATAACAAGCACAAAAACACTAATCCCAGAAAATCTGGAAAAGAGAACGGCCCCTAGTAGGCATCATAAAACCCTATCACCATCCTCATTCCCTGCCCTTGAGGCTTGTCCTTGCTACAAGTCTAGAGAAGGAGGGAGTAGTGCGGCTGCTGATAGGGGGAACAAACTACACGAACAACTAAGCGAGCTACTACAAAATGAGTAAGACTTACGAGCAAGAAATTGTAGAAGCTGCTAAATACATTAAGCGTGTGTCTGGCAATAACCCAATCGAGTCAGAGATAGAGGTCAAGCTGATGCGTAATGGTGAAGAGATAACATTCGGAACCTATGACGCATATAGTAAAGGACATCTGTTCGACTTAAAGACAGGTCAGATGGAGAGGAACTATGTACCGCAGATGGCTGTGTATGCAGCGGCTATATGTCAGCGGGATAACGTAGAACAAATTACCTGCCACCTGATCTACTCTTCTTTGGGTAAGATCGACCAGTTCACATTTAGCAGGGAGGAAGCTGAGACACTTGCGTTTCGTATTGTAGATTCAGTTAACAACCCAACCAGATCACCTAACCCATGTGACTACTGTAACTGGTGTCACCATACTGAGTATTGCACTGCACTCAGGTCTACTGCAATGACGGTAGCCGAGAAGCAAGGGCTGATACTCAAGGAGAAGGTCGATGCAATCACGGACGGCAAGACGATGGGCGTGTTTAGTGACGTTGCTCAAGTCTGCGGTTCGTTCATTGAAATGGTTAAAAGGAAAAGAGATGAGTTCGACGAGGTAGATGGATGGTCAAGGTCTACCCGTAAGGGAACCAAGAGGATAACAGATATAACCGGAGCACTGATTCAGTCAGGACTGCCAGCCGATGTATTTGTTAACGCCTGTACCGTGTCGTACTCAAAGCTTAGGAAACAATTTGCTGAACATAAAGGAGTCAGCGAACAAGAAGCAGATAGGGAATTGTCCACCCTTATCTCTTCCGTAATAAAAGAAGGACACCCAGTTAAATACTGGAGAAAGGATAAAGCATAATATTATGCCACAAGAAAAACTAGGTAACGGAGTTCTGATGAAGAACGGTTACAAAGAAGAGGGTGACAACAAGCCAGAGTACACTGGGCCTTGCACATTAACGGTTAACGGTATGGAGCAGGAGGCAGAGATCGCCGCTTGGCTCAAGACTGCATCGAAAGATACCGCACGGCTCAAGACAGGTGACAAATACTTCAGCTTCCAGATTAGTGAGAAGTTCAAGAAGGACATTGCACCGCAGAGCAACGAGCCTGACAACGATCAACCTCCATTCTAGGACGTTATGAGCGAGAGAGCATCATACGCTAGTAGGAAATGGGGTAAGGTTGGGGCGTTAGATAACCCCGACAAAGAACAAGCTGCCGTTCTTGATAGAGCGATAGCTGCTGTAGCAATAGCCAGCGGAATATCACCAGCCAGAATTGTCAACAAAGACAAACGGCCTGAAGTATGTGACGCTAGGTTTATTGTTTATCATATCTGCATGAACGCAAACGTAGAGTTCTCTCGGAGCAGTCTGGGTAGGGCTCTTGGCAGGGATCACGGTACTATCATCAATGGTATTAACATCGTTGACGAGAGACTAGACCCTAGTGAGAGAGCGTTTGCCGAGTTCCAGATGCTATACAAGAGGACTATGGAAGAATACGAGAAACTAAAACATGAGAAAGACCCCAAACGTATGGTACAGGAACTCTGTGTACATGATGGATGACAAGGAAATGATCTACCTCCAGAAGCGTGACTGTGCTGGTTGCGCTGTATGGGAGTGGGTCAAATCCGACTGCTGGAAACGCACCAGACCTGATCTCAGGGAGCTATCCGAGATAGAGAAGGAAGGTGTGGCCGAGGCTCTAGGTATGTTTACCGAAGAGGGTATCGGAGACTCAGCCAGATTCGACAGGATCATTGAACTGTTTAAGAAACTTAAATGGGTTAACGATGCTGGAGAGATCAAGGGCTGGGACAAGTGGCAGTCAGTCAACACCAGAGTAGAGGACGCAGCAAGAAAGCGTGTGGAATACTGGGAGAAACGTACAGAAGAGTACGACACCCCAGAGATACCGCCCCCGCTGGACACTGATGAGTTCAAGATGAAATGGGAAGAGTATGAGAAGTATCGTAGACAAAACGGTATGAAGAAGCTCAAGCCTATCTCAGTGAGCAAGATGTGGTCAGAGATGTGCGGGTGGGGCGGTGCTGAACCTGCTATACGAGCTATCGAGACAACCATGACAAAGGGATGGCAAGGTATATTTGCCCCCAATAATGGTGGTGGTTCGGGTAGTAAGGGCAAGCCGCAAACCTACGCAGGTAAGCTGTGGGCTCTAGGAGAACACAAGAAAACACTCGTCGAGGAACGGAACAGGCTCAAGGAATGGGAGCCGACCAAAGTAGACGAGATCAAAGAACTGAATATCAAGATCGGTAAGATCAATAAGTCGATCAAGGAATTGGAACCTGATATTTAGTGCAACCTACCTAACGGGCTCGGTAACGTAATCAGACATGGACTCACCACGCATTGCCATCTTCTCCATTAAGACGTTGGCAACATCCTGAGTCAGTATCTTCTTACTAGCCAAGTCCGTTAGGTAGACCTTTACTTCTGCTGGCTGCATTCCCTGCATCTTCTTCAACACCACCGATGCCCGTGCGGCAGACGATGAGTTCTTCAATCTTATTTCATCAGGCTCAAGACCAAGAGCCATTTCCCTCAACCTTCTGATTATTGCCATGTTCACCAACTCCTCATTACTATTGCGAGGAACAGGCAACATCCTAACCCTATCCTGAATGGTCATCCCCCTAGTGTCCGTCATAAACTTGTCAACCACACGCCGTCTCATAACACGCTGAGTAGCATCCAGCTTGTTCTCGTCGTTCAGTATCTCATCAAGCTCAGTCTCTTTCAGGAATGTGCTACGGGCTAACCTACTCAGCAGCGGCGTAGATGAAAGCGTCCGACCAATAGGCATCGTTCCATCTTGATTCGGTATGCCTGTGTTCTCAGGTGGCGTGAACTGCGTAAGCAATCCGGCAGTCAGTCCGTTAACCATGTGCTCCATCCTTAAAGCACCTAACCCAAAGTGTACGTTCCTGTATATGTTTGGTGTCTTGTCAAAGAACTGCTGGCTAACGTCTGCTCTCTCCAGTGAGGGAGGTACGATTGGCTTGTGCCTAAAGAAGTTCCTGTTACTTAGAACCTCTATCGGGGATTTCAGGATCGGGTTAAGGCTGGACATCACACTCTCACCTGTCTTGATAACCTCACCGTCAGTAATACCAGCAACATTAACTGGCATACTAGCCTCAACCCAGTGACCTAACATTTCGCTAACTGCCTGTGGGTCTTTCTGATAGTACCAATCAAGAGCCTTCTCCATCGTGTAAGAGAACAAGCCGAATGTCTCCCTTCTAGGAATCCTGATGTAGTCAGCAACCATCTTACCTTCAATGTATGGATGCTCAAAGTATTCGCCTAGAGGGATGTGTATGTAGTTCTTCTTATCCTCGTCAGAAATCTGGTCGTAATCATCCTCACGATCCTCGTTCCTTCTGTTCATTGACCAAGCCCAGATCGTCGGCAGGACTGCGAATGCGGAAATCTTCATACCGACCATCAGTGCCTCACCCTTCTCCTGAGATGTGCCGCTGAACACCTTAGACAATCTACTGAGGTCACGCTCAACACCCTGTATTCTGGCGTTAAAGAACAAGAACAGTACGTTCAGTGCCTCATTCTTTGTGACTTCACCTTGCCTCAAGAAGTCTGGGGAGCCAGCAAAGTTCCTTATCTCAGTGGCAATAAAGTCCATCTTCTCATCAATCTGATTCTTAATGGCTACCTTTGCGGCGGATGTCTTAGCCTTATCCATCTTGGATCGTAGCTTCTCTATCTCTTCAAAGCCCATCATCCTCTGCATACCCACCATCTTAGATGTCTGCTCAAGAGTCTTACCAAACTGAGAGAGCTTTGCAGTGACAGCCGTTAACGGGTTCTTGCGTGACAACTTCTCCCCACTGAGAACGTCTCTTATGTGGTCAGGCTTGTGGAAGTATTCAGCAATGGTTGATCCTGCTGCTCCACTGTCAATGAACTCTCTATAAAGATTGTCTAAGCTTTGAGTAAACTCAGGTGACTTCTCGGACATCAGGTTCTTGATAGAGTTAGGTGTAAGGTTGGCCCACGATGCTGCCATCATTGCTCTGATGTATTGCTGCGCCAGCACCCACGGGTTAAGACCTTTATCTCTATTCTTCAGCCCAGCTCTAGATGTAGTCAGCAAGCGGATGGGGTCAAACATTGCAAAGTTAAATGCTTGGAAGAATATATTAACACCAGTAGCACCCATCTTAAATATATCACCAAACACCTTCATTGCTCTGTGTGATTGGGATGCACTCACTGGCGTGAACCTGTTAGCTACATCAGTAACGCGCTTGTCCAGTGCAATGTAACGCTTGCGTCCGTTCTCGTAGAACATTAACGCACCCTTGCCTGAACCTTCTGACAAATCTTCTGGGTCTATTATTCTAGTGATGTGATTGCCGTCAGGATCAAAGTCACTTCTCCATAGGTCTATCTTCTTTATGTACTCATTCTTCTCCGCTCTCAGCGTACTGTAGTAAATCTTAAACCTACCAGCATCCATCGGCTTAACGATAGTCTCTCCTGCTTCAGTGATTCCCTTAATGGTCTGGCCGAACGTGTCCTCTGGGTTGCGGTTAAAGTACCTAACAACATAGAAGGGAACGTAGAATGATGTGCTTCTCTGTATGGAGTTGTACAGTGTGGGGCTAAGTACGCCAGCCTGACGTAACTTCATCAGTGCTGCCTCCATGTGCGAGTGATACTGTTCCTGAGCGTCAACAAACTTACCAGTAACCTCACCGTTCACCATATCAAGAACTTCAGGGTCAGCTATCTTATCCTTGAGGAAGTTAATGCCTGAGTAGTAGTCATCCTTGAATGAGTTCCAATCTTTGTATGGATAAACTTCTTTCGAGATGCCAAGTATTCTAAGGTACTCCATCTCAAGTTCATCCCTAGTCTTTTCAATACCATCAACTACCCAGAAGTCTCGGTTGTCATCCCTTAGATCAAACTCAATCGGGTCTTTATTATCATCCAGAATCCAGTTGCTCTTATCTTGGAACTGTCTAAGCCTAGGCTCTAGCTCACCCATCTTAGTCTGCTGATCTATTAGGCGAGACTTGATACGCTCAAGGATAATAAAGTCAGACCACTCATCATCTATCATTCCTCTTGCCCTACCCAAAGCACCCTCTACATCACGTTCCATAACCTGAACATCCCAATCCGCTTTAGGTGCAGCACCAGCTTGGAGTTCCGCTAGATGAGCTAGGTTTGTTTTCCCTTGCAGTGATGTCTTATCAACCACCTTCTGCAATACCTCCCAAGGATGCTGAGAACTTACGAATGCGCTCTTAAACTTATCCCAAGTAGACATTGAGTTTTCTACTAGAGTCTTTGACTCCTCTGGAACTTCAGTCTTTGCTTTGATTATATCGAGGACTTCCTCGCCTGATCTAGCTTCTCTCTTTCTGGAAAACGATCCGGTTATCTCTATGTCCGAGTCATCGAATATGACGTAGTTGTAGCTTCCCTCTCCCTTACCGCGGCTTACTCCATCTAAGAATTTGTTACCACGAATACCGTGCTTGAGGAGCATCATTGAAGTATCCTTCTTAGACCCGCCAATCATCTTACCGACAGCCCTGTATATGTCCATGCCGTCTCTTAAATTAACTGGCAGTAACTCACCTAAGTCGTTCTCTACATTGTCCAAAGCTTGCTGAACCTTTTCGCTTTGCTTAACGCGAGGCTCGTCCAATAGCAGGTACTCATCTTCCGCTGGGGCTAGTTCAACTTTGTATCCTTGGCCTCCAATTATTTCTACATTTTCTTTAATCGCATTAATAGCAAACCTTGAATAAGGGGCGGCTATTACATTGGGGTCGTATATTGCCTGAATCGCTCTCCTTATAGCATAATCCAAATCCTCCTTGCCGTCCCTGATTACGTCTAACTCCGTGGATTCTTTCCCGAACCTCATAGGAGATGTTTTGTACATAATTATATCATCTTGGCTTGGGTTGCCACTAGCCTTCCTTGCTATACTGTCAACATAATCATCCTCCCCTATGCGGCTATTGTAGTAATCAAGAACATCTTTTCTAATTTCACTCTCAATAGATTTATTAAGTGGCCTATCGTAAATTTCATTAGAAATGTTTAGGTCACTATCACTGTCTTGGAATAATTTTTCCCCCTTGTAGAACACCTCGCCAAGACTGCCTCGTTTTCTGTAATGCTCGGCAACGCCCTGTCGTGTGGCAAAGTAAAGCCCCCAGCCAAACGCTTGAGCACCCTCGCCTGTTCCCATGAAGTCAGTGTCAAACCTGTCGAATCTTTCCTCCCTTGGTGAGCCGTGGTATGCAGCAGCGAACAATGCTAGGTCACTTCTAATTGCCTTCCAAACCTCTGGGCTGTACTCAATAACCAAGTTCTCGTTTATGTCAGCCTTGCTCGCCTTATCCAGAACAAAGCTAGAACCATTAGCAAAGTATAGATTCTTGCTGTAAGTCAGAACCAAGCCGCTAGTCTTACCAGCAAACTGATTAACGTAAACCTTACCGTACCCTTCCGGTGAGCGTAATGGGATCGGAACTTTCTCGGCATTGAGTCTAGGTCTGCGAGAATAAGTAGCCCTCTTCCTTACTGATTCAGACAGGTGCAGTGCCACCTCTTCAAGTATGCTACCGCGAGCAGCGTCTAACCCAAGGGCTTCTGATATAAGCTCAAGGATTCTATTGAAAGCCGTGCGGATTATACCCTGATCCTTAACCTGAATACTCGATAGTAACTCTTGGACTTGCGGGTCTGAGATAGCGTGAGCAATGAACTCCCTGTTGTCCTGCAAGAAGTACCTATCAATGTCTGACCCACGCTTGTCTAACTCAGCAGTTACCTGTTCCCGAAGCTTTGTTAGCCTAGAGTTTATACCCTTATCCTTGTGTACATCGAAGGTTACAGAGTGGATGAACTCCTCAAGAAGCGTGTCAAAGTTCTCTACATCATCACTTATCCGTGTCGGGTCAATTACAATCTGGTCGTTTATCTGGTCGTACATACCAGCACCAGCAATAGGATTCTCCATGCTCGCTAGGAAAACATCTGGGCTGTGACCTTTCTCGAAAAGATATTTTACCAGCGGTTGAATCCTCTTGGCTCTCGCCCTAGCCTCACCCTTCAAGGGAGCGAAAACTATATCAAAGGCTTCTGAGATATTAAAGTTACCCTTCTGCTTGCCATACCTTACCAAAGAGTTCTCAGTGAACATATCGACGTATGGCCTGTTCTTTCTACCTCTTGAGAATAAACCAACCTCGTCAAACGCTGTTCGTAAATCTTTCCTAGTAAGGAACACATCCTGAAACTCCCTTTGAGAATCATGGAAGGCACGGAGATACCTGTTCTCCATATCAAGCATCATCTTACTGATCCGCTTATTGCTGTACTTCTTAGCAACTTTAGCGGGAGTCATCCTTGGGTCATAGCTTGCTGTCTTAGAGTTAGGATCGCCGATTGCGTTTAGGTAAGGAGGAACAGCTTCCATTACCTCACCGTTAATCTTCACCTCAATGCCACGCTTGCTTCTTTCTACGCGACTATCCCTGACGCTGACGATCTTGTTTATCTGCCGACGGATTTCGTTCATCCGTGTTCCTCTGGACTTCTGACCTGCAAGCTCGTTGTTTAGCTTTTTAAGTAATACTTGGTTGCGCCAAATCTCTTGCTTAACTACGGACTGCCTAGCTAATAGCTCGCCCAAGTATTCCTTAA